TAGTCTGCCAAAGCAAAAGCGCCTTGTTGGTCACCCATTTGGGCAAGCATCTTAGCCCCCTCAAGCATTGATGTAGGGTTTGTTTGATCAAGTCCAGCTAGAATCTGTTGACGGGCAGAGATTATCTTCATTTGTGGGTCTTCTACACCCATCAAACCACCAATAGCATTACCTAATCCTTTAGCACCACCATAAATCATTGCCGTACCACGGGCAGATGGGCTTAATTGAGCAAGTGTAATACCTTCATTTAATGCGCTTCTCCTTTGTTGCTCACCATACATTTCAGGTGTCAAACCAAATAGACTCGCTACCATATTATCTGCCATGATAAATCCTTAATCAAATAAACCACCGAGGAATCTGCCAAATGTTGGAGATGCGCCCAGTCCACCCAGTAAAGAGGCATAAGGATTAGTCGTTGCCGCTTGACTTGTAGCCAACTCAGCACTCTGACCCGCACCAGTTAAACCAAATCGACCAACATTAGCACCCGCAGTAGCCGCTGTTTGACCAAGAGCAGAACCCATAGTCAATGGTTGTTGACCAAGAGCCTCAAGCCCTTGAACTTGTCCAGAAGCAGTCGTATATGGTGTATAAGCCGCTTGCTGACCACCATAGTACTGACCCATTGCACTAGCACCTTGACCAAGCAATCCCGCACCAAACTGAACTTGCTGTTGACCCGCTTGTTGAGCATTAGCCGCCAATTGAGCCTCTTGCATTGCACGAGCGTTATACAGAGCCTGTAACTCAGGAGTCGTAGCGCCATAAGAGCCACCTTGAGCAACAGAAAGACCCAAACGACCTTGCTGTTGTAGTCTGTTTTGCAGATTAGCCAACTCTAACTCTCTGCCTGGTTGCAACAAATCCAACTGTTGTTTTAAGTAGTTTTGAGCAACAGACTCAGGGCTTTGAGCCAAATACTGATTACCAAGGTTAAACAGAGATTGAGCGCCTGTTTGCAAAGGAGCAAATTGTGCTTGGGCTTGTTCTGCTTGTGTTAGACCTTGATTCTGTAAAGCAACCAATCTATCCTGTTGTGCTTTAGCTTCAGGAGTTAATGTGTAATTCGCACTAATCAATCGTCCAGTAGCAGGATCAACTTGGAATTGTGATGTTCCAAATCGAGTGGTCATTCCAACAGGTCTAAACTGAGCCGCTTGTTTAGCCGCTTCAGTCTCTGCATCAATCCGAGCTTGTGCTCTTTCAGCCGCTTCTCTAGCTGTCTTCTCTTGTAGCAATCCACCACCAAGAGTTAAACCTGTTGAAAGAAGGTTTCCAACTCCAGAACCCAAAGCAGAACCCAAAGCACCAGAACCCAAAGCAGAACCTAGACCGCCAACGCCAGTATTTAAAGCACCAGCCCCAAGATTTGCCATTGTGTTACCTACCCCGCCTACTGTAGCGGCTGTACCAGCACCTGTTCCTAACAACTGAGTTCCTAGTGTAGAACCAGCCAAAACGCCAGTACCAGTCAAAGCCGTTGAACCAGTTGTTCCTAATAAACCTGTACCTAAAGTAGAACCAGATAAAACACCTGTTCCTGTTAAACCAGAACCCGCTGTAATACCAGCGCCTACACCTGAAGTTCCAAGACCCGCTGTACCTGCATTTAAGCCTAAACCACTAGAACCTGCTGTAATACCAGTTCCACCACCCATACCAATTACTTCAGGAGCTAAAGTAGGTGCGGCCACCGATGGAGCAACAGCCGCCAGTTCAGAACCTAAAGCGGGTGCAATATTAGGAGCAACAGCCGCTACTTCAGGAGCTACTGTGGCAAGACTAGGAGCAGCACTTGATAGCAAACCACCACCTGCCGCAACTTCTGAAGCCAAAGCCGAAGTTTCAGGAACAATAGAGGTAAGAGGAAATCCACCACCTGAGAGTAAACCACCCGCTTCAGTAGCACCAGTAGCCGCACCACCCAATAGACTTTGAGCACCAAGAGTACCCAATGCAAGAGCACCGATAGGAATTGCCGCTTTTACAATAGGATCACGGCTTGATGCGCCTTGGGTAAAGAAAGTAGGGTTTCCTTGTTCATCAAACTGAACACCATAACCAGTATTGCCCTTGCCCTCAAAAGTTCCACCAAAGAAGTTACCTGTTTGGCGCTCGCTGTATGTTGTCGGAACAGCTTGACCTGTTAACTTATTGCCAAAGGTTTGCTCAGTTACAGTTCTGTAAATTGGCTCGCCTGTTTCTTCGTAACCAACGATCTTCTCAACTTGTTGGGTTATTGGGCCAAACTGACTAATATCTGTGATTCCTGTTTCAGCAAGAATTCGAGCCATGTCCTTAGTAGCTTGATCAGCACCAACACCACCTGACCATTGAGATGTGTTGCTTCTAGCTTGGATTTGTTTTACCAAGTTATCAATGATTGTTGCTTTATCTGGAGCTTTAGTAGGTTGCTGAACCATAGGAGGTAGAGCAATAGGTGGCGGAACAAGCATTTGCTGATTACTAGGCTGTAAACCTGTATCCTCAAAATCCATCAGAAAGTTATTTTCTCTTATTCTGGCCATAATTCTTACTCCACTTTAGGAATTTCTGTTATCAACTTACCAAGGTGTGCCAGAGGCTTTTACAGGGTTTTTAAGCAAAGCAATCTGAGCCGCCAAGGAAGCCTCAGTACTGGCTTTATCTACGCTCTCCCAGACCCAATTAAGTACTGTTGCTTCTGTGAGGTTTGCATAGGGAATTGTAGGAGTGCCTTCAGCCCATGCGACTGTTGCGTAGGCAGAGGCAGAGTGTTCTCCATCTACTGCTGTAGCTTGCCAATGTGCTGTGGTGACAAAACCATCGGCTGTATTGCGATCAAGTTGAGAGATTTTCCATGTAGTAGTCATGATGTTTTCCTTTTAAAGATTAGCAAGCCATTAAAACGCATGGCACACAATATGAGCCATCAGCGTAAGTACAAGTAACATGAGTTGAAGTTACTTTAGCAATTGTTTTAGAGCGAACAATATCGTCACCTTGTGGTTTTGCAGTTCCATCACCAGCAGACATGAGCAAGTCGCCACGAACAACAGTTGTGCCTTGAGCAATGCGGATAATCATGTCGCCTGTCATTGCCATGTTAATTTCGTCAACATTATGGGCATCATCGTGAGTCCAATTGACAAACACACCAGCAACATTTGCATCGCCTTCAACATCAGACATCTTGACCTTGTTTAACTGTTCGTTGGCAACAGGCTGTCCATCTTTTGTGTAGACATTCATTTCATCAAGGTTAGATAGCACAGTACCTTTTAAAAGTGATTCGTCTTTGGCGGTTGTGGTTTGTGCGTATCTTGATAAGTGACCGCCATTGTATGAGACAGTAGTGCCTGAAATTGAAATGTCACCTTCTGTGGTGTTGGCGTGACGAAACTCTGCCAAAACACCATCGGTAGATTGTCTATTAAGCACCAAACAATCTTGATCTAGCGATGTCACAAGCAACCGCCCGTTTGTAAGCATCAAAATTCCAACATCTGGAACAGAAGTTGTCGTTTTTGCAAAAAGCAAATTACCAGATGAGTCTATACGGGCACGTTCTGTTCCGCCTGTTTCAAAGGTAATTGGTGCGCTCAGTAAGTTACGCAAACGTAAAGCATTAGCCGCTGGAGATGTATTACCAGAACTGTTCTGAGATAAAGCGCCAGCATCACCTTGGTCTGTTCCAATAAGAATACCAGCAGCAGCACCAGAACCGTTACTACCATTACTTACTTTTGTCCAAGTTGTACTATTTGCAGAGTTTTCAACATGAAGTTTTTGACTAGGACTTGTAGTACCAACACCCAAATTACCACTAGCATCCAGAGTCATTGCCTGAGTAAAGGTAATAGCGTTACCTGCTGTGCCTGATGGGGCGTTGTACCAGCGGTGCTGACCTTGATATTGCAAATACTGTGTTGCTGTTCCAGTTGCTCCGTATTTAAATCCACTAGCATAGTATGCGTTTGAAAGACAATATGTTTCGTTTACATCAACACCCCAAATTGCAGAACCAATACGCCCAACTTCAATTGCTTTACCAAAACTCCAAGCACTAGGAGTAACTCCTAATCCAAGGTTGCCAGAGGGGTTAACAATCAACGATGGTGTTGTGTATGTTGAGCCACCAAGCGTTGTACTTGGAGTAAGAGTCCATTGACCTTCTGCAAATTGGTCAACACCAATTTGCCAATTTCTGTTAACTGTGAAACTACGGCTTGTCTGCATTGTGAACGCAGGAGCATTCCCATAAACGGTTAACCTTGCATCAGGTGAACTTGTACCAATACCTAGACCTGTAGAGGTTAGGCGCATTTGTTCTGATGGCTGTGTATTAGCCGCAGAAGCAACAACAAACTGAAATGAACTACCACCGCTTGCACCATCAATATTCAAATAAGCCGCAGATTGGCTTGCGTTAAATATTGCACCAGTAGAGGGCGAACGATTTATAGAAACCTGTGCAAGATTTGAAGTGCCTGTAAAGTACGCTGGAGTAGTCGCATTTACAATAATGTTAGCGCCATCAAAAGTAAGCGCAGAGCCACTTGTAACAACTTTAGAGCCGTTCAAATAAGCAACACCATTCGCAGTACCACCAGAGAGGGTAACAGCACCAGAAGCCGCTAGAGTGGTAAAAGCACCAGTAGATGCAGTAGTCACACCAATGGTTGTGTCGTTGATTGTTCCACCAGCTATTGCCGCAGAAGCATTGTCTGTCTTCGTAGCAATCGCAGTAGCAATGTTATTGAACTCAGTATCAATCTCAGTACCACGAACAATCTTGAGAGGATCACCAGGCGTTAGATTGTCTTTAGTTGCAAAGTTAGTACTTTTTGAATAATTGGACATTTAAGATACCTTTCCGTTCTTAGATTGAATTTCAATCTTCTGAATTGACAACTGAGTGCCGTTAATCGTAGTTTCGTAACCAGTTTGAACAATCTTGCCCATACCAGAAGCATTCACATCCAATGTTCTGATAAGTACACCATTTGAGTACTGAGCAACTCCATATTGGGCTACTCCATACTCAGAGACAGATTGTGTAGCAATGTTGGCATTTGCAGACAAATAGTTAGCAGCAAAGTCAAATCCCCACTTGATCGTCACAGTTTGGTTTGATCCACCAATAATGATTGTCTTGATCCTTTTGAGAACAGAAATCTGATTCTCATTGCCCAAATCGGCATGGTTCGTGTAGTACGCCATCCGATAAGTAGATGTGTTATCTAAGTAACTATCATACTTACCAATGTATCCAGTCTTACCAATGTACAAATCACCATTTCTAAGCGCATACAAAGACTTGGGAGTGATGGAATCCCACTTGGTTACTCTGTTAGATCCATCTTGCAATTGCATCTTTGTATCGAAACAATAGACTTGTGCAGATGTAGGTAGAACCAATAGATAAAAGGCATTCTTTTCTGAGTAGACAGACTTAAGGTTAGCCAATGTCTCAACGGCTAAATAATTGATCAAATCAGAACGAACATTCTTAGAGATGTCTCTCAAAGGGGCAGACTTCTCTTGAATAGTCCTCATCAATGAACGAACACCAGAGTCTGACAAGAAAATTACATCAGTACCAATACTCTGAATAGAGTCTCTAGCAATACATCCAATAGAGCCTACTGTGTCACTCAAAGAAAGAGTAGCAGGAGTAGTAGCACCAGAATAAACAAGAATTTGCCGCTTGCCAAAGATAAATAGAAAATCATTGTGAGCCGCCAATCCCATGATCTCATCAGACCCATTAGGCCATACACGAGATACATCCAAAGTACCAGTAGTACCACCTCCCCAAACATGACCCGCAATCAGGTCAGAGAAAGTAATTGTTACCTTATCAGTCGTAGTATTAGCAACCCACAAGCGACCAAATGCAGAAATACAGATGTTCGCAGAAGGAACAGTCCCTACATAACCTGTCTTCTCAGAAACTCTGCGATAAGTGGTTGTACTCACCGCGGGGTCATAAATCAATGGATCGTGTCCAGATTGGAAGAAATAAGTGATTCCATTCAAAGAAGCACAATGCCAGTTACTAGCAGTAATGGTAGGCGCAGAACCACCCCCCCCATAGGTCAACTCAGTCACAGCATTGGAAGTGCCAAGTTTGAACAACTTATTGTTGCCAGCAAACAACACAGTCAATGTGCCATCAATCTGTACTAACTCATGGATAACAGTTACATCGTTAGAGCCAAGGTTTCCAGATGAAGGATTAACCAATGTATAACCCTTGCGAGCACCAATGCGTCCATATTGGTCAATCACGCAATTAGAGGCAACCAAAGCAAAGCCAGAAGACAAATCCAATGGAGAGTCTTGCGTATTCAGGCCATAAAAGCCTGGTGCGCTTACGCTGTTACTTTGTAGTGGTGAAGCCATTAAACTGCCTCAAAACTGGTTTCTTCAGGATAACGGGTGCTCTCTGTTGCAATGGCATCAGACAACATCCCACGGAATAAAGCATAAGCCTCTGAGCTATTAGTGCCACCATCCTCACCACGCTCAATCAAAGCACGAGCATAGGCACTCTGAGCAACCAAGTAGTCCAAGACCTTCACAGATGTGCCATCAGAAGCCAAAGCAGCTTGTGGAACAATCACATCAAAGTAAAGTGTATAAACGCCATCAGGAGGAGGGTAGACATCAATCTTTGTGTCTCCACTACCATCAACACCGTTGAAACAGTATTGTGTTGGTACTCCTGATGTGGGAGTTGTAAAGTTTAAATTTCTGTTCATCACAGTAAATGGAACATCAGTCAATCCAACATTGTTGGTGACATTGATAGCATCCATTACACGGAACTTCTGACCAACACCAGTCAAAGCGTAAGAAGTAGTGCCACCCGCAGTAGTGACAGTTACTGTTTGAGACAGACAATTCCAAGTGTAAGAGTCTTCAATCTGGCGTTTGGCATCGTTGACAAACTTGCCAATCAAAGCAGAGTAGGTTGTCTCGGAAACAGTAGAAACATTGGTTTCACGCAATCGTGTAAGTACATCGTTGACAAGCTCTAAGTAGGTCATGTTCTTTGCGCTCCAAAGACTTCAAATGTTGCAATAAAGCTAAAGGTGCTACCAGCTTCAGTCGTTATCTGAATCTTGTCACCCTCTTCTAAAACAATGTAAGCATTGCCATCAAACTGAAGATATTGTTTAGATGTGAAATTGTATTCAGTCAGAATATCGTAAGAATTTGAAGCACTTACATCGTTCCAGACAACAGTAATGTGTTTTGTCGATCCACCAGTATTGTGGATGTACATGACTGTGAATTTGGCGAAATACCCCGTTGGTACTGTGTAAACAGTAGTCAGCGTAGCGGCTGTGGGTTCAACTCCAACGGATATTGGTCTCATTTATTCCTCTTAGAGATCGCTTTAGCTTTTGCCTTAGCGTCTTCCTTGGACGATGCGCCCCAAGCTCTAAGAGATAATAGAAGTCGAGTAGGCTTTCCATCTTTCATCTCAGCGCCAGGCATATTGCCCATACGTGCTAAAAAACTAGATCGTCGACCTGAATTACCCGTTTTTAAAGGCTTTTTGAGGTCTAGTCCTTCAGTTCTTTTGTAGAACTCACGACCTTCCTCATTTAATCCGCCTTTTGGATTCTGGTATTTTTTTAAGACCATGATGATCTTTCTTTGAAGTGTACACCAGGCTGAGGTGGTAATGCAATAGCCAAATCAAAATCTAAGCCATTTCTTAATCTTTGCATAAGAGTTTCTGGCTTCATATTAACCATTTTGGCAATCTCAGTTGTTGAGCGTAACTCACCTTGATACATACGTTTACCACGATCTGGATCAATTTTTGTATGTTCTGATGGATCGCCATAAATCTTTGTTGCTTTCCAGATTCTTTGGTATCCAATTCCTGTTTTTCTAGCAATCTCAGCCAACGTAAGATTTTCGCCTTCAAACAGGTATCTCTTGCTATTCCTTCGATTATTGGCTTGCTCAATGCTGGTTGACCATTTCACGTTTTCTGGTGAATAGCCTTTATTGACATCAATCCTGTCAAGACTGTAATCTTTTGAAGGTCTTAGTCCAACATCTTGGATAAATTGATAAAACCCATCGTCACCATGCCATAATGGATGCACATCAATTCCACGACCACCATAGTTTTTGTAGTCTGGACTTACTTTTGAGTAGCATCGGTAAAAAAGATGTTTCCACGTACTATGAGACAAAACCAACCGATCTACAGTTGATTTATCTAAGGTGTTAGGAGTTTTCATTTCTTCACCTTTTTTGGAGGTGTGTGTGTGAGATTCTTGCTACTAGGTGTGTGCTTTGCACCTGTCATCAATACGCCACCTTCTTTGTGAACAGGGCCTTTGTAGACTTTGCCATCAGGTAAATAGTGTGTGGCTGTCTTGCTCATCACTTAGCCTTTTTAGCGGTCTTAGCCGCAGCTTTGAACGCCGCCTCAGTAGGAGCGCCCTTAGAACCAACCTTACGCATCTTTTCCTTAGAACCCGCTTTGATGCGTTCTTGTTTGGCATTGATGTTCGCGTAAAGACCTTGTTTCATTTCTTTTTCCTAGCTTGGCTTAGAGCAATGGCAATAGCCTGTTTAGGCTTCTTAACCACAGGGCCACCTTTGCCAGAGTGAAGCGTTCCCGCCTTGTACTCTCGCATGACCTTGCTGATCTTGGCTTCTGCCTTAGTCTTTTTCATTTGCTACGACCAGATTTCTTCATCATGTTAGTAGCGGTACGGCTACCACGAACGGGCATAGCTTTAGGCTTACCAACAGCAATCATAATAGCCACAGGCATACCCTTAGCCTTCTTAGGCATCTTAGAGCTAGTCATTTTGGTTTTACCGTACATATCGTTACCTTATGAGTTTAGTTGCAACAAAGGAAACTATGCCACCTAGAACGGAGGCAAAAGCCATTCCTACAAACATACCACCCTTGGATTTGTTAGCCATCTCCAAAAGCAATTTAATATCTTCTCGCATGGCATGAACTTCTGTTTGAAGCGCCTGAACTTGGGCTTCGAGTTTGCCAAACTCTCGTGGGTCAATATCAGACATTTGCGACTTTCTTTGGCCTACCTAGTTTCTTAACTGGTGGCGCTAAAACAACAGGTTTATCATTGTTCTCGACCACTTCTTCTTGGTCGATTCTGACATAGCCCTGATGACCCTTCATTGAATCAATATCGTGCTGTTGCGTAAATGTAACAGTCTGACCGCTTGCTAAACACCGAAAGGTTGCCATAAGAACTCCGTTAAAAAGGGGGTTTTTAGCCCCCTTTTAGATTAGACCATACGGGCTACAACAACACGAAGTGTTGAAGAAGCTAAGTCTGCTGTAGATCCAGACTCATTCTGAATACGGAACTTGACTGTGTTTGCGGCAGAAACATAACCTGTTACTGTCAAACCAACCAAATCCACACCCAAAGATGCGCCAATGACCATGTCACCCAAGGCCACGCCAGGGATTGTGATGTCGTCAGTCTCGCCAGCGCCATCGACCAATGATCCAGCGTCCAAAGTAGCACGAACTACCCATGTATCGCTAAAAAGGCCACGGAACTGATCGTTACCTCTACGAACTGTTACTGCTGATGCGGTTGCCATAATAAAGCTCCTAATTAAGTTTAAAAAGTCCCCCCACCATTACGGCAGGGGGCGCAACTGCAATTAGGCTGGTACTGCCAAGGCAAAAGCACCAGAAGCGTTAGCAGCAGAGCTAGTAGCGTTGGTACGCAGAGCCTTCACGCCATACAGAGTGTCAGCAGTAAACAAAGTACCAAGGTACTCTTGCTTGTACTGAGTCTGTGAACGGATGCCCAACTGCTCAACCAACACCATAGAGTCTTTGTGACCCATCAAGCAGATACGATCAGTGGTGGAGTTACCAGCACCAGTATCAGCGTTAGATGAGGCAAAAACAGCCATGCCGTACAACTGACCGATTTCACCATTGCGGATCGCATCGCCGTTACCAACGAATGCTTGCTCGGTGTAACGAGCCAGACCCATCAAGGTGTTACGGCTTGAAGGTGGGATCAGGAAGAAACGACCGTCCATAGGAATGTCGTTGTCGTCCAAACGCTGAATGGTGCGGCGGATAGCGGCATCAGTCAAAGCGGCGGCGTTAGAGGATGTGCTGTTGTAAGCAGTAGTACCATCAGAACCAATATAGGCTTTGGTGGTTGTATTGCTTGTAGCATAGTCATCAGTACCGACAGTAGCGCCGTTGAAAGCACGACCCAATTGAACCAAGCTAGTGTCAATACGACGAGCCAAAGCATAACCAGCGTCTTCTGTGTAGAAAGAACGCAGTGATGTCAAGGCTTGAACTTCAACGATGTCTTCAATCAAGCGGCTGTATT